TTCGACTGTGCTACCCCCGACGGAAACGTCGGTGCTTTCAGTAGCATATCGAGACCTCCACCAGCGCATGTATCGATAGTTGGCTGAGAACTTATCAGTCAGCTTAGATTTACGCGCTGGAACAACCGTCACCCTGAGCACCTCAGGAATCTGCAAAAGATCGCAGGTCTTGAGGCGAGGGACCACTTCCTTCACGAACGCGGAGCCTGGCTGTCTAGGCCAAGCACAACATGGACCATATCGGTATCCATGTTCGCCGTATCGTGTTGGTTGGAATCCTTCTACGCTTGTGGGACTCGGCACCCGAATAAGCAATTTCGGGTTTCGAGGTTCTTCGGTGTACAGTGACATGGCATCATCCCTGTTGTTACTATACAATAAGGGATTCTCACCATTAACAGCTCTGATCCCTTGGATAGGGAAGAGTCGCAAGAAGGTGAGGAGATGCTTGCGCAGACTTAAGTATTTATAGTCATACGCTCGGTTAGCCAGATCAATAAAACTGGCTAAACTGTCAACTGTCAAGTTACTGTTCGAGATAGGCTTTGTTTTGTTTACCAACGGTGTTACATCGTAGCCGTTGAAACCAAAGAAGCCACACGATTCCCTGAATAATACAGGGCCCGTGTAGGACTTTTCGGTATTCACAATGAAGCCCAAATCTGTTAGGAGGTCCATGACGTTAGACGTCGTCCGCTTATCGCAGACGATATCATCGCCATAAATGTAAAACGGATTGAGCAGCTCGTTCGTACTCGCCTTTTCGAAGGTCGAGTTAAACGTTCGTTGGTACAGGCTTTTGATGTCCTGTCCTGATAGCTGCCCGATGTCGTCTTTATTTACTCCCCATCTATACATGAATCCGGCAAGCATTACAATGCTTGCGTAGATCGACGTCTGCACTGGAAAGCATAGTGCGGATCCCATAGGTGCGAACTTGGCTAAACGCCTGGTTTCGCCCGTAGGGAGCTTGACGTGTGTAGATCGTGTCGCGTAGAGATGCTTAAGAACTTTAGCAGGCATAATAGCCTGCACCAAGTTCCATGCTACACTATCCGATGCGGCCGACAGGTCAATGGTGTCTACTAGGGTCGTTAAACAACCGTAGTTCGCGGCCCACTGATTAACGCTTTGGTCTTCTAGGAAGACATGGTCAGAAAAGAGACCGTCCTGGAAGATGCGCTCATACCATAATCTCACGGCCTGTTGTGCCCACATTAGGGCTACAGGTTCCATGCAGATGGACCTTGTTTTACGAAAGTCCTTTGGTACAAAGCGCAAGCGTGCCGGCTGTAGATGGGTTTCTTTGGTGCGTTTGACGTGATCTGGAAAAGAGTTTCCAACATCGCTATATGACTGGTAGGCACGTTTTTCGCCGTACAGCCAATCTAGCGAGGGCGTAGAAGTAAAGTTTTTATTCTTCTCTTCTGTCCCACGAATACCCGCTTCGCTGACGGCACCACCACCATGTACTGGTAAGTGGACGTCAGCGTCCCACTCCGAGAAAGCTGCTGTGAGAATTTCACGCAGCAGCGTAACCCAGGGGGGCAAAGTCAAGTTTCGTAGCTCCTCTTCGCGTTCTAGCCATCCTCGTAAGGAGGTGGCATTGAGCCGCGCGTCATCGTACGGAAGCTTCTTCCCGAAGTTCAGGAAGGTGAGCAAGTACTTTAACGTGATATGATCTGCAGTCTTAGTGAAGTGAAGGTACTCCCGAAATACGGGCGTCCTTCTGAAGTCTTCAATGAAATCACCCATAAGGTGAGACTCGCCTACTCGACTAAAAGTAAATGTAAGTCGGTGAGCAAGTCCTGCATACCTTGTAGTAACTTCGAGTAAGTCATCGGCCAATTCAGAAGTGAATCGGTTAATAACAGCCCGAGGTTTACAAGGATCAATAGGAGAATCAGCCAAAAGCGCCGTCCAAGCCACGGCAGCCACAGCAAGTGTTTCGCTGTTGCCGCCATGACCTTGAAGCCTGAAATTGTCAACGTCGAACTCTTTGACGAAAACTTTGCCAGACTCCGAGGGAATGGATACCCTTGGACGGTAACTATCAAGTGACATCCGCTAAACCGAACTGCTATCCGCATGTTCAGTTAGACCGTTCACAACACCAAATTTGACCTCATCCAGCGCGTCGGCAGATAAAACACCGGCGTCCACTGGAACAAGCCAGGAGAAAGCGTTTGTGATTAATTCAATCACAGCTGCAGTGTCCGGAATACCGGACGTCCCAGGCATTGAGATCGCAATGGTGACCCAACCGGGCAGCGTCCAGATCACGTCATCTACGTCAGTCTTTTGGACGAACGTAGAAAGTTTCAACGACGTGTTGGTGCGGCCTATACCATCTTCCGCGCGGGCATTAACGTAACGCCCGACGCGCATGGTCATTGGGTATTCCTCATCGCCGGTTACCTTTTGGTATTCGGCTTCCCGTGAACCTTTAGCAGGGTCAGTAACAGTGTCAATGACCTTGAAATCGGTTTTGGGGGCGGCAGAGAAGACGGTAACATCTACGTCATTACTGTCGCCGAGGTTAAGTAAGGTTATAGTGGTACTCATTGTGTATCTCCTTTCGAGAATACATACTAAGAGACCGCGCAGGATACCGGCTAAGTGCCGGTGGACTGAAAGCCTGAACGGGATGGTCTACCTCTTAAGCAGTTGGTAGAACAATGAACCTGTAGTCACCCAATCGATGTTAGTTAAAACACCGGAGAATAACTCTTCCTCCAAATAGCGGCTAGGACTGAGATATGGGATGTGCGTAAGCACACACCTGTCAAAATGCCTATACTTAATTCCGCTATCTAGATTACCAGAACCGGATATACCGGGTACTACATTACTATCTCCAAGAACCGAGTTGGGTACGGCACACTCAAGTTTATAAGTGAGCGTGCAATACTCGACATTAAAGGCCTGGAGAAGGTAAGTGCTGTCGAAACTATCAAGTAACTTGCCGGTTGGAAACAACTTATCGGCGAGAAACGAGAAGGGGATATTTTCCCAAAGCGTCGACAGCGTGGGTAGAAAACCAGCAGCATACACAGGGAGCACAGAAAGCAAAGCGTCGGGTTGTATACCCAACCTGATAGTCGCGCGAACTAGGATGGAAACATCCATGTCGCTAAACTTGTCAGATGGGGTAAAGCGCACACTGCCAACAATAGTTGACGGGTGCGTAAACCTGCGCCAAGCATCCTTAAGCTCCATAGCCTTATCAACGATGGTTTGGTAGTCATCGACTGTAGGGCTAACTGCGTAAGAGTACATCAAACGAGCATTGGTTAGGACATCAAGGACGTTCCAGATAAAATCCTGGTCGATCTTCAACGTCTTAGCCGCTGCAAGCAGTTGTACTATATCAACTATTGTGAGCAATCCCCAGAAATCCTGGGACGACTCCAATTGGTTGATACCTAGTGCGACAGCGGCTTCATCGACCGCATCGCGTGCTGCGACAACCCCTAGCGGGTACATGTCACGAGCGTTGGCAGAAACGAATTGTTCGAAGGCTCTGAAGGTTTTATCATGAGTAAGGTAAAACTTACTCCCTTCGTAGCCGACGAAGTGGTGGGCAGCGTAGACATCGACGGCTGTAGCGAGCCAAGGCTCGCAATACCGATCGACGGCGACGATTCCACCACTGAGAACGGGATATCCCAGTGTCAGCGAGGCGCCGTTGTATAGCGCCTGCATTGCTGGGGTGTAACCTACTGTCCCGTTTGGCGATGATGATTGGACATAATTCGCTTTGTAAACAAGAACGTGTCTAATTTTGAAGACATCATTCACGTTATAGTCCACCCCTGTATTATAAGGGCCTGGTTGAAATTCAATCCAGAAAGACTCATTGCGAACTATCACTCCGTGGTAATATATCGAACCACTTCGTAACACAGTGTATAGTACATACTTTGATGAAAAAGCATTAACACTATGTGCCGCGTTATAAACGAGGGGGCCAATCTTTTCGTGTCCAGCAACACCGAATTGCCATAAAGGCGACTCGTAGTAGCTGTTCGCTTGAAGATAAGCTTTATGCTCGCTCGGCGTAAGGAGATCGGGCTCGAAAGTATTAGTAACGAGTTCCGTAGGTAAGATAGAATTAAACTCACCTTGATCACCGTCTGCCAAAATACGAAATGCTGTAGTAAACGTTCGGTCAAGTTCACTACCCTCCGCACCAGCGTAGGGATAGTCGACCTGACCTTGCGTCGATACAGCCCCAACGAGATTGGCGTGAGAGACGGGGTGCTCATTTTGCACCGCACGTCCTCCAAATTGCCAATTCCCGCTAAAGAAGCTCCATCCAGTGTGCAAGTAATTCTGCGTCTGGACGTAGTCACTGAGTTTACTAGTGACCGCTCCTTTGGGGGATCTACCATAGATAACATCGTCAAAATGATATCCCGGCGAGTAAGGGCGTGTACCAAGTGCAGTATGCACCGAGTACGGTCCGAACAAGAGCGGGTACTCCCAGATCTTCTTTTCAATAAGAAGAGAACCGGCGAGTGGCGGGAAAACCCCACCTATCATCCATCTGTTGTCACCATCCATTCGTATTTCTAACATACATCATCTGTACCTTTCTGCCTTTAAGGCTGATTTTCCGGAGGGTCGCGCGTCGAGAGACGCGCGTCC